TGCATTCCTGTGTGTTGTATCCAGCATTTATTATCTCTAGCTTCTTTAATAAAAGCTTTTAAAGAATGCAAAATTTGAATGGCTTCCATATCCATTAATACTTCCCTCCTTGCGGGGGGTCAAAACGATGCTCAATCTCTTTCCACACGTTCCGAACAAGAAATCCAAGAGTAAGTCTTGGCGCTATACGATCTTCCCTGCTCCCCCGATGGAAGGATGATATGGCCTTTGTCATTTCCGGTTCGGATTTGAATCCCGCTCTATCCAGCATCCCCACCTCTTTCAGCCATTCCAGATTCGCGGAGTAATCATCTACTCCATAGCCGAATAGGATCGGGAATTCGCACTCTCGCAAGGGTGGTCCTACTTTATTTTTTTTGCATTTGGCCTTCACTCTGATTCCGATGGCCCTTTTCACTCCCCCTGAAATCTTGACCATCGTCTTGACCTGGGACAGCCAGACGATTTGGGAGGCGTAGAAATCCAAGGCGTGACCACCACTTCTTCCCTTGGTTTCACCGAACGTAATTCCTATCTTGTCCCTGATTTGTGAAACTATAAGGACGGTGATCCCCGCTTCGGATACCCGTTTATTCAGCCGCCGGAAAAGCTCGGATAGTTTTTTTGCCTTCGCTCCCCCATAGGAACCCTTGTCAATGGCCCGCTCCAACTCAGCCTCATCTGATAAAGCGTCCAGGGAGTCTAAGCAATATAAACCCTTCTCACCTTTTTGAAGGGAGTCTAACCTCTTGTTCAGATCATTAAAAAAATCCTCGACCGTGAAACATTTCTCCTTCTCATTATTCTTTCCAATGAAATCTACTTTGTTGATTGGAATACCAAGAGTCTTTGCATATTCCTCGTCGAAGGCTGCCTCCGCCTCGTTATACCAGATTGGGGCATCGGGATATTTCTCGGCGAAGTTGGCGCAGGCTTCGATAAGACATAGCGTTTTGCCCGAAGATTTGTCACCGACAATGTTCCCTATCCGGCCAACAGCCCATCCACCACCCAGGACGCAGTCAAGTATGGCCGCGCCGGAAGGGATGAACTCCCTGGGTGGATTGATGGAGCCCGTCAATCTGTGGCGTTTCATCTATTCATTCTCCTTTGGGCTCCCGGCCACTTTCGCATCTAGGTGAACGCCTATTCTGTTCACCCCTACTCATGGCCGGGAGCTTTAGGCCAGCCCCTCAGCCGGGTTTCGGGTCCGGGCTTCGGTGTCGGGGGATTGCAGAGCCCGAAGTATCGCTCCCCCCTTGGCTGGCTTTCCTTGCGCAGGACGGCGGGCCGGACTTGATACCGGCTGCCAGGATCGGCTTCGAGATTTCTCTCTCATCTTCATCCCGCCTCGCAGTTTCATGGAACTACACCGGTTCATCCCAATCAGCCCTGAAAGGTCGTTTGGCTACTCACCCGCTGCGTGTCCTTCCACGCCGCCGCCGTCCAACATTTACTTCTTCTTCGCCCTGTTCCTCAAGTCATCCAATCGGCTCCGATGGCTAGTTGGTTTCTTTTCCTCCCTTGCAGGAGCCTTTTCCTCCAGATCTTCCTCGGTGGTCTCTTCCTCCTTCTGTTCTTCCTCATCTTCCACGATCACAACCTCATCTCCATCCTCGTCCTCTTTTCCCTTACGTGGGGATTCCGTCTCGGGAATATCATCCTCCTTTGTTTCCTCTGAGGATGAGGAAGGGCCACCCCCTTCAAAGATGGTCCGAATGTAATCCTCCTCATAGAACTTGAGGGTATCGGGAAGGGGGTTTTCCTGGATGAAATTCAACCAAACCCCCATCTGTTTTTGGTCCCCGGAAAGCTCGGTCTGAGCCCTGGCGATGGCAACACCGATGTATTTTGTGTTCCTTTGTGCACCCGTCCGCTTGAACTCAACATCGAATCCCTTGGTCGGGTGATCAATCAACAGGGCCGCCTTCGTCCTCTTGTCAACGCTCAGGACAGCAATATCCCTGTCCAGAGTCCAGGGCATGGGATAGATGATGGGGCCGGAGCTTTCATCGTCCCGGTTGATCACCCAGGCGAGGACGCGCTTTTTCGGTGCGAGTTCTTTGGCGTAGTCTGCATCCTCTTTTTCAACCTTCCTTCGCTCCTCGCAAATGGGACACGTACCCTGTTCATGCTTCTCCAGGCAAAGATAGGCTTGCTTATCAGCTCCGATGTTGTAATGGAGCCAGGCATCGAAGCCATAGTGATCCGCATCCTCCCAGGTCGGGGGAAGGAAGCGGAGAAGGTGATCCCCTTCCTTGGCAACGAAGATGGAGAATTGATCCTTGATGAAGGAGTCGAAGGCTCCTCCCTTCTGCTCGGCCCTTTTCTGGATGGCTTCCTTGCTGCGGGTCTGATACTTGAACGTGCTCGCTTTCAACGCCGCCACGGTCTTCCTCCTTTTTCATAGTTACGCTTGGAGCGGAAGTATGCCAGGGACATCACCCTGGCAATCAGGTAGAGCAAGAATATGATGCCAACAATCTTGAACCCCCATGTTGTGAAGGAAAGAAGGAAGTCCATATTACCTCCCCACAGAAATAACTTTTGAATCTGGTTCACCAAGCTGAATTTTGTACGCTTCCACAAATTGAGAGAATGTTATTTTTCCCTCGTGATCCTTTGGATTCCATTCGAGGTAGATTGGATTTTGGCACCCACTGGAATTTTTGCAACGCAGTCTTCGCCCATTACATTTAGCGTATCCTACTCTCCAAGGTCGAATAATTTTGAGATATGGCAAAAGCTTCTCATATAAAAACGCGGCTTTTTGAATGGGAATCAATTCGTTTTTGTCTGCTTTGTTGGAGGATGGTTTTGGCTTAGACCCACTTCTGGCTCTTAAAAAAGATACCATCAGTTTGGAATGATCCATCGGCCCTAACATCTAGCCCTTCCTTCTCTCATTCGCCAACCTTTGTCTTGCGGCTTGATAGCCACTCTCTCCTGTTCCTTTTTCGAGGGAGGAACTTTGCATCCATCCACATGTAGTCAGGTTAACCAGGTCCCGGAGGCAATGGGACCTTTGAATGAAAGCCTCTCTCAAGGATTGAGCGAGGTCTGCATCGCCAGACTTATTCAGATATTTCTGAATCGCTTCTGTGAATTCGTGGTCTTCCCGCATTTCCGCTTGTACGATTCCCTCTGTGACCTTCTCCCCGGATTTTGAAAGGCGAGCTCGCGCGTTGAGGCTGGCTTGCGCTTCCGCGTTCTTCATTTCTTCCTTGGCTTGGTCTCTCTCTGCGTTCATTCTGACTGCGTAAGCAGCGATTCGGTGATAGAGGGAGGGCTGGGCTATGATTTCCTCGTCTAGGTTGTCGGCGTTGATTGTAATCCTATCCTGCAATTCCTGGTAGGTTTCTAGCTCGGCTGTTGACTTGTCGGATTTTACCAGCAATTGTGTCCGCTTAACCATTGTTTCCTCCTCTCTAATATATACCCCACCCTATTTTGAGAATACGATCCGGCCCAGGGAAAGAAGGAATTGCGCTTTCTTATCCGGGCCATAGAAATTATTCGAGAAGGCTTCCATGATTTCCAATGCCCTTAACGTGACTCGGTTTCCACTTTCAGACGTGGACACCTTCGCCATGTACCCCATGATGCCGAGACGGATTGTCTCGGGTTCCTCCTCATTCAGACGAAGGACAATCTTCATAAGATTGGTCCAGGTCAACCCCTTTCCCCCGAGAAGCAATTGGCAGAGTTCTCGGACATCCTTGCTTTCAACCCCCGACTGAATCAATTCGGCGCATTCTTTCTCCGTCTTGCATCTGTGAGTCATTGAGAGGAATACCAATGCTTGCCTTGGGCTCCCCTCTGATTCCCTTGCGATCCTCTGGATGATGGCGTCCGGGACTTTCCATTCCTCGGCTTCGGCAATGTCCCTCATATAGTCAAAGAGGAGACCAGTCTTGAGTGCTGATACTTTATACTCCGAGCACCGCGTTTTGATAGTGACAGGAATCTTGGAAGGGTCTGTTGTGCAGAACATCCAGAAGGTTCCTGTTGGGGGTTCTTCAACAGATTTTAAGAGGGATGACCAGGCTGCCGCCGAAAGCCTGTGAGCCTCGTCCACAATGAGGGCTCGGCCTGTTGAATTCCCGATTGGAGCGTAGGCAAGCCTATCGCAGAGGTTCCGCATGGCGTCAACACCCGTATGTGTGGCTGCGTCCACTTCAATGATATTCAAATTTTCACAGCCAGATTCCCTGGCGATGATTCTGGCTAAGGTTGTTTTACCACAACCCGATGGCCCCGAAAATATAAAAGCGTGGCAATTCCCTTTCTTGAGTTGTTCCTTGAGACTGGCGACCAGGGCTTCATTCCCGATTATCTGGTCGAAGTTTTCCGGCCTGTATTTGGTATGGAGATCAGTCACGACGTTCCTCCTATTTCATTTACTCCTCGCTAGCAACCAGAAACATATCGGACAATTCTTTTAGTTGTTCTTTGGTTATGCCCCACCTTCTTACCAAACTCCATCTTCCACAGCATTTTGATGGGGTCATTCTCGTGCCACCCCCATCTTCTTTGTCCAAGCAAACAGACCAGAAATTTTTATGCTCTGGACATTGGTAAATTGCCAAGGAATGAGTCATCGGAATAACTCCTTATATCTCCCAAGGAAAAGTTGCTCGGCCATCATCGGGCAGAGAGGCTCAATGGCAAGTCCGGGTCCGATCTTTCCCATCGGCGGAAGGCTTCTTTGCGGCTTATATTCCCAATCCTTTGTGCCCCCTTCCACGAGTGATTCCGCTTCAAGAAAGAGAAGAGCATCATCCATGTGGCTCACTTTTTGAAGCACCACCCTATCACTAACTTTCAGATTATAGGCGTTTGAAATTGCCCAAATATTCCTCTCCTCGATGATTCTCATTTCTTGGAGTGACCTTTTTATGGGCCGGATTGTATCCCCAACATATGCCTCCGCTGCATCATGTAGGAGCCCCCATTGTAGAGTTTGAATTGATTCACGCTCCTGTTCAAGGAGTTGAGAGAGAATGACTGAATGTTGAGCGACGGAGTAAAAATATTTACAGGCCCCGCCGTATCGGCAGATCATGGAGAGATGATGTGCAATATCCTCAGTACAAACGTCCTCTGGCCTCGGGTCCAGGGGCCAGTACTTCTTTCCTGTGAAGGTTATCATCCAGTCGCCAAGTCTACTCATTATTTATATCCTTTCTCGCCTGGAAAGATTATTCTCCTACGTCTTTCCTCATTCTCTTTTCCTAAAGCCCTGCCACGCGAGCATGAAAAAACGCGTGTAATCGGACCGGGAATATCCTCAACTATGACCTGCCATGTATTTTCACCACCGAAGTTATTTCCCATATCAGCACAGTTTGCCTCGTAACATTCACGGTCATGTTCCATAGCGCGTATATCTCTTTCCTCAGCCGAGTCAAAATATTCTCGCTTTCTGCTCGAGCCATTCATTATTGAGTATACGGCATATCTCATTCCGTTATCCTCCCCCCCCCCCCCCCCCCCCTCCCTCCTCTTCTCC